GTCAGATGTAATATCTATTTCAGCAATAAGCGTACCCGCTGCTGCGGATATCTTTGAGAAAAAGGCATCAACGGACATACTGCCGTTAAGTGTAGCGGATAAGTCTGTTGACTGTGTAAAATTTGCGTCAAGCGATTTAGACCCAAAAAGCACAATGCCTTGAGTAGCAAGCGGGTTTTCTGATATTGCTTGAACGCCAAACATCTGAACTCAACTCATTGTATGTTAGTCTTGGTGTGGTTTATAAGCTGATAACTTGAACCACTGTCGTGTGTTTCAAATTCTAAAAAATGTCTATAGCCCCTTGTGAAGAATTTAGTAGCACCGCTAAAGGCTGTAGCGAAGGTTGGTATATACCTTGTACCACGTTCAATAATCATCATTTGGTCAGACCAATATATTCTGTCTAGTGTAGGCATATGTGTCCACACATTGTATGCCCCTGTAGAACTTCCATTGACACCAAATCTAAATATCTTATTTGAGTCAACTGTCGTATTGGAGTGAAGAAGGTAAGGGCTGGCGGGGGTTAGTGTGTATACGCAATTAGTTGCGCTATTTGCGGGGCCGTAGAACATTTTTGTTCCGTCAGCATTCCAAAGCATAAACCCCGCATAGCTTGCAACAGAACTTGCGTCAACCAAGGCGGTTGTTGCATCAAACCTTACGAATGAAGCAGTTGATACATCAAAGCCAGTTGATAAGAGATATTGGTCAACCCCGTCCCCAGTAGAGCCAGACACTTGCATTCTTGTGCCATCAGCACTAAAGCTAAAATTATATGGGTTTGTTTCGTTAGACCCAACAGAAAAGCTAGAGTCGTATGAAATAGTAGTCAGGTCAAAAGCAGTAGACAGATGAAACTCTTTTACTGCATCACTATTACGACCCATTACAAATAGCTTTGTCCCATCATTATTGAATCGCATACACTCAGGGAGTGCCAAAGAGGTATTAAAAGACTGCTTGATAACTGGGCCATAGTTACTTGAACTTTCATTATTCAAATAAATTCTATGATTCCAAGTTGCATTATCAAGTTCAAATGGGGCATTTAATATAAATTCATTTATTTGGTCGCCACTGTAAGTCGATGTATAGTACCTAAGACCGTCATTGCTAAAAAGTCTGCATATACCAGCAGTTTCCATATTATTATTATAGTCAGTCCCATCGATAACCCAAGTGTCTGTATCATCTACTGAAGACGCACTGGTGTCGTAGCTTGGTATAAAGGTGTAAATAAATCTTTTGTTTGGGGTAGACGGCGTTCCAAAAGTAACGGTAGTGGCCCCAGTTAAAGTCTCAGCGTCAAAGTAATCAAAGCTACCGCTTAAATCCAAAGTAACATTGCCAGTCCTTCCAACAGCCGTTCTTTGTGCGCTAATTGAACTTGCGAGATTTCTTGCTCTACTCATGTGCTACTCCGGTTTATCAGGCCATACCACATCGTCAAGTGATGAGTATGTTTTAGTTATATCTCGCAGTGCTTGACGATAGGCTGTGCGTTCTGCGGACATAGTAAGGTCAGACGATGCCCACCAGTCTGTGTCAGCGATACGGCGGTTGCGTTCTTCGCGCAGCAGCTTCATTGGCTCTAGTTCGTTGAGTTCAATTAACTTTGTTTTTACTGTGCCCCATGTTATTCCTGCCTTTTCCCAATCATCTGGATCATCGGATAGAATGGCTAAATCATTAGCGTCTACGCCTGTTACAAGGCGAAAACTATTGTTAAAACTAATAGCATCTGTAGGCTCACCGTGCAGTACGAACTGACAGCTTGAGTCTAATGCTTGAATTGCTTCTGATACCGTTGCCATAATTTACCCCACCAAAAAGCCGCTAAAATTTGATGCTGCCGATACTGTATAAGAAGTGTCCGAACTAATGTGCCACGGCATGACATTAGTGTTAGCAGTTAGTTGGATTGTCAAAGAAGTAGCTAAAGAATCATAAGTGCTATTTGGTGAGCCATTCATAACATAGCTGTTATAGTATAATTCAGTGTGCGATGTTGGAGTACTAGTGCCACTAATCTCTGACCCTAAACACATAACTATGTAACCTGAACCAACACCATCAAAACGCATGTGAAGATTAAACTGGTAAATCCCTGTAACGGGACAAACAAAATATCCACCAGCATTTAAGTTGCTTCCTATATCAAAATCAACAGTGGTAAAAACGGTTGTTTTCCAACCGCTTGCTGAAACGCTTATAGCCCCATTTGGTCTACATGAAAACGCTGGTCTTGCTGGCGTAAGTATGCGACCATTGCTATCAACGGTTAGCGCACTGTTAGAGTTCGTTGGGTCTTGGACTTCGGAAACTTTTAGTATGCTGGTCATCCTCCAATCTCCGTTAAAGTGACCGTTGAAATGGGGCTTCCTATGTATTCGGACTGGTCAGTATCGCTATGGTTTCTATTAACATAGACAGCATAACTTGTGTTATAACCGCCAATGTCTATACTGTATTGAATAGCACTAGTTGTATTAGGGGAGTCTAAATGTTCAACTGGATATCCCGACATATCATAGCCCAAGGTTGTTGAACCATTACCGTATTTAATATAATTATAAGAAACTCGTATTCTGTTGGAACCGCGTTGGTTTCCTAACGCATCGTCAAGAGGGCTACCATCTCTTAAAATTCTTCCCCTTACTTGCCAGTATTGTGACGTTAAACATAATGAAAACCTTATTAAAATTTTACTACTAGTTGACTTAGGTGTGATATTACACCTCAACCCTGTAACTTCCACAAAACTAGGACCAATGGAACTTGAGAAAGTGTCTTTAAAAACTGTTTGTTGCACCTGCAACACATGACCCGGAATCTCCACCCCGTTGTTTGTGGTCTTCTCATTTATTGTATCTACAAATAATGTTGACATAATTTATCCCAAAAGTGCGCCAGAAAAATAAGAATGATTTATACCTAAGTAATAATCAGTGTTTGCAGTAAGAGCGGACTTGTAAACATAAGCACCGATTTGTTGACCAGCCACTGCATTATAAATTCTTGTTATACCAATAGTTCCGTCTCCAGCTTGCTGTTGGCTCGTAAAAGCTATAGTGGTAGTAGAGCCGCTACTTGTTTGTCGAAAAGCAATCTGCACTTGCGGGTTGCCACTGTCGTTAAAGTAAACTTGCGACCTAAACAGATAAACACCATTTACAGGCACGGTAAAAAGTTTAGTGCTTGTATTATAATGACTGCCAATATTAAATTCAGTGTGGTCAAAACCACCTATGTAATAAGTATTGATTGCGGCAAGCCCTGCCCAACCATCGTCACCATAAGCATAAAATGCTGGCCTTGCTGGCGTAGAAACAACACCATTGCTATTAATGGTAAGCCCATCTGTTGTCGAACCCGCCGCCCTAATCTTATCTACATTCAGTATCGAAGCCATCCGCGCCTCACAGTATTGTCAGATTACCGTTGACGGTAATTGTAGTTGATGAACTTATGGTCAGCGGACCAATCGCTAAAGCATTCTTGGTTGAGGCTATTGTAGTATTTTCACTCACACTTTGTCCATTGGTGCGGAACACAGCCGTATCAACAGTGGTGTTTGTAGTTTGAAACTGTGGCGCAGTAATCTCTGCCGCAAATGTACCGCCGCTAGACTTGCTGACTGTATCTGTCACAGTAAAAGCACGGAAGGCACGGATGACCAACTCATCGTTTACCGCTGCACCAGATGCTAGTGTAATTGTATCCCCGTTACTGGGGGTAAAATCTGTGCTGTCGAGATGTACGCCGTTTAGATATACGTCTACATCATTACCAGAAAAGGCCAGTATCGCACCGTTAGCGTCCGCACCTGTAAACGCGGTTTGGCTTGCTGTTGCTGTATATTTAAACAACTGCATTGCAAAGCTGGTAGGCTGGTCTACAGCACGACCAAAAAAGCGCACGGTAATTACATCACCATTAGCTGGCGCGGCAGAAAAGGTTAGTGTTGTTCCTTGCGCTGTGTATGCTTTACCAACTCCTGGCTCTTGCACTACGTTACCGATTGTTACAATTAATGCCTCACCGCTAACAACGCTTTGCGCTAACGTAAACGCTGTGTCATTTCCGTTGCCTGTAAACCTTTGAAAGGTTATGTCGCCTACATTTGGGTCTATGCCTATGTATGCCATTATCCCGCAATCTCCAAAACACTTAAATAGCTTTCACCATCACTTCCTGCCCCAGTGCTACTACCATAATTTCTATTAACGTAACCGTTATAACCGCTACTTCCATTTGCTATTTGCACCTTAAATGTTTGTGCAGAAGTTGAGCTAGGGGCATACAATCTTTGTGCAAAATATTGTTGCGTTTCAGTTTCTGAATTCCCTGCATCTGGCCCAAAAGAAATATTCCAAACTTGACTTCCACTTCCTGCAATTAAAGTAGAATTTGCATAAACCCCAAAGTATTGACCGCCTGCGTTCCACCATCTAGTGCCAAGATATACAGAAGCAGTAACAAGAAATTTACTGCCTGTGGACGCAGGAGTCATTGTAACAGAAAGTCCCGTTACATCTGCAAAAGAAGTAGAAGTGAAAGTTTGCTGGTCTGTTTTACGGGCGTATTCTGCGGCAATAACAGAACCAGCAGGCATGTTTCGAGTTTGTATTTTGCTTAATGGCATTTCAAACTCCTATCCTATTAAAAATCCGCTAAAGCGAGTGTCATAGACCCCAGTCCCATCTTGATAAACATGACCATTGGGAACATTTACGCGAATATAATCTCCAGACGTCAACTCTATAGTTCCTGAACATGCAAGATTAGGATAGCTGGTGCTACTTTGAACATAAGCATAACTATGAGTAAAAACTGTATAACTAGAACCAGTATTTGTTGAGCGTTCAAGCTGAACTTTAACCGCCGTGGCGGCAGGTAGTACAGAACCAGCAGAATCACACCCTAAGGCAGAAAAAGAAAAGTGATAAAGACCACCGATAGGCACAACAAACCTATCATTAGATATGTCAAAATGCGAACCAACATTTGTCTGCACTGTATTAAAATTAATGACCCCAGTTAAGGCTGTTGTGCTAGATGCAACATGAGAAACAAAAAAAGCTGGCCTTGCTGGCGTAAGTATGCGGCCAGTGCTATCAATCGTCATGGCTGTATTAGTGCCGCTACTGTCCTTTATCGTTGGAACATTCAAACTAGTAAACGTACCTGTGGTAGCGGACAATGCCTGATTAGGGTCATGCTCCAGCCGTGTTGTTACTTCTGCCTGACCGCGATAGATAACGTACACGTTACCCGTACCAGACGGCGGAGCCTCGTCAAACGTCAGAGTAGTTCCTGTGGCTGTGTATGACTTACCAGAGCCAGGTTCCTGCTGCACGTTGTCAACGAATACCTCAAGCTCTTCACCAGTGTTTACAGCGCGGTTAAGTGTAAACGCGGTCGCCGAACCTGTGCCGTTGAAGGACTGGCTCGTTGTCTTTGTTAACTGCTTATTCGGTTGTGCGCCGATATATGCCATTGGTTACCCTGCTATCTCTGTTACGCTGATAAATGATGTGCCTCTTTCATATTGATAACCATCTGTATCACCCGCAGTTCTATTAGTGTACCAAGTAAGGTTAGAACCCACACCCTGATAAACACCCACCTTGTAAGTTATTTGGCTAGTTGTTGAGGGTGTATCGAAGTAGCTATAAACCGCGTGTTCTGGCGTAGAACCCGCATTGGCAGATTCAATAGTTATACCTGTACCCATGTGAATACCTACTGCTCTACCACTCGAAACAGGAGTACTTAGCTTTGTTGAATCTCTATAAAAGAACCAAACTGAATTAAAACTAGCAGACTGTGTAGACCATTCACCGTTTACCATTGCATCAATTCTTATAATGCTACTGGTTGATATAGGGGTGATATTAACCGCTAAATGATCTAATGATACATTTGTTTGAGTGTTAACAGCAGTGCTTGTTGTAGTCGTGTACTGTGTGCGTTGTATTTGCAACACAGAACCAGTGGGCATAACCGCAGAAGTGATTGCACCGCTTGCTAACTGACTCGAACCTACCGAACCAGTGGGTAATGAAGCTATTTGATTTGCACCTATTGTACTTAATGCCATTATGTAATCTCCAGTACAGACAATGTAACATCTGCCGCTGATGCTTGACTTGCTGTTATCCTCAAAATGTCAGAAGCATTCATCACAATCTTTTGATCGCCGCCAACTGCTACCAATGATGAGCCAACAGGGACAATGGCTGACTTCACAATATGTACATTGTCGCCATCGTTATTGATTAACTGTACGTTTACCGTGATTGAAACCGCCAATATGTTGGCAATGTTCAATCCGATAATTGTTGTTTCTGTCGCGCTGGGGCAGGTATAAACATCTGCGTTGGCTGTCCCCACTGCGGTGTCTGTAAATGTTTTAAATGCGTTAGCCATTTTTCTATCCCAATGCTATTGCGAATGCCAACGCATTCGGGTCTTGTTCTGTAAAGTTCTGCGCTACATTACTCGCATTGTTAAATATCATCTTCTCTGCTGGCAACGTGCAGAAAACAGTGCGAGTGCCTGATGTCCAGTTAACAGCGGCATCGGAGTTGCTAGACTGCAATATTGTGGTACGGGCCAAGGTTGTACCAGATGCAGTGTAGGTGCCGATACCTATCTCAAAGTCAGTTCCGTCTGTACAGCAATAGTATGTAGTATTTGAATTACCTATTTGACTGAAAGCTTCAAAACCACCTACTGCACCAGCAAGCGTATAAGTGCCTGTGCCAGTGGTAGTGGTAGTCTCTTTAATTCGGTCTTTCAGAACAAGAGCCATTACTTCAATTCAATAGTCAAGTTGTTTGAGTTAATACGGAAAACATCACCTGTAGCAATTGTTTTTGAAGCATCTAACGCACCAATAAACAGTATATTTCCACCACTCACCGCATCTGCAATAAATGCATGTGTGACTGTATTTGTCGTTCCTGTGGATGCGGGAAACTCAAATTGATTAGTGTTTTTTATTGTCTGTTGATCTGTGCTAGAGCTTGCTAAAGTCCAGTTAGCCGCAGTGATTTGCCTTCTTTGATAATTACCAAAATTAGCTTCAGTTACAGTTCCAGCTTCCGCGTCAGAAACAGCCGTTGCTAGACCGACATATATACTATCCCCTGGTGAAGCAAAGGTTACACCACCAATAGCTGCGTTGTTTTTAAAAATAAAATTGAGCAGTCGATGCTCAAGATATGTGGTTGCTGCGTTACTCGTTGCCATTTGTTACTCCTAAGTTCTTGGCCTGTCAGGTAA